CTTTTTTGAATGCCAAGCGATGAGCTATTTGAATTTCAATGACAATATTTTGTCACCTGTTTATAGAACTATTATTTACAGTACGAAAAAAGCAAGGCCCACAATTAAATATTGACATTTGGGTTTCTTATTTCATGGCAGTAAAAGATTGTCACAACATTAGCCAGTTCGCATTTATAACCTATAGTAATGCTCGCGCTCTTGGTTTCGAACTTCTACAGCCTTATTTGGAACAAATGTTTATTACTTTAGAAAGGAGAATGATATCTCCACAAGCTTTCGATGGTTTTGATTTTGAAGAATTTATATCTTTTTTTTCTAGTAAGATTGAATTTTACAAAATTTGTCGTAGCTCTAAAGCGTTGAATTTTTTAATTGAATTGTTTTCGATGTTTGTTTCGTGTGCTGGTTGTAATTTATCACACATCAACTTTAAAATAGCTGGTGTAAAATTATTTAAAGATGGTTTCTTGCGCACACTTGAACGTAGTCGCCCAACAATAACAGATATTTTTGACTTATTATTTAATATGTCAGATTATTTTGTTAAAATAGGATATTTGTGTTACAAGACTGGTTCATTAGTTCCATTGTTGTATGATGACACGAGTGCTTATGACATGGCTACAAAGCATTCAGCATTTGTATCTAGTTGGGGCGCAGTTCAAGATGGTTCATGGGACGTGACCACCTTTAATGATGAGAATGAATATAGAGAAACTGGTGTACAACTTATAGAATTTTATAAGGATAACTACAAAATTCTTAAAAACGAATCCTATTCAAGCGAATATTGTTCAGCGGAAATGGCAGGAAATTGAGACTATTTTAATTGGATTGTCTCGTTTGGTGTTATGTGGTAAATTACGTAAGGCGCCTTTCGGCATTTTAATTCAAGGAGGTTCGAGTGTGGGCAAGTCTACTCTCACGACGCGATTAACCACTACATCAATTATTGCTCAAGGTGGGTCTGGTGACATTGAATTACAAAAAGTTGTCAATCCGAAGGACAAATTTTTTTCAAATTATTTGTATGGAACTGAAGCGCTCATCTTGGATGATATGTGTAATGTTAATGCTAAGTTTACAAAAGAGTCACCACTTGACAAGATCATTGAATATATAAATAACGTCCCTTCATACCCTGTTATGGCAGACTTATCATCTAAAGGTAAAATTCCTTTAGCACCTAAAGTAGTTACTGTAACAACAAATGTGAGAGGTCTCAATGCTGAAATTTATTCAAATGAGCCTGTTTCTATCTTACGCCGTTTCAATCTTATCATCGATGTATGTATTAAGGAAAAATACGCAAAGAACAAGGGTGTGAGTAGAGAAAATAGGCAAATTGATTCTACTGTCATAGCACGAGAACAAGTCCGCATGTCCAACGAAGGGCGTACAGCTGATGAAATTGACATGCTGGATATTTGGGAAATCAAAGTTTTCACTGTTAGTTCTGTCGATTCCCAAACTATTGGCGCCCATGCAGATATTCAGTATATACCAGTGTTGAATAATCAAGGAGGAGATTTGTTTACTTTAGACGAACTTTTGAATTATGTTTATGAAGCGTCCAGAGTTCATGATCAGTTGCAACAAAATGTTGTCCAATCGACATCTCGAGTTCCTGAGATTATTCGCCGCAAATTTGCTGAGCGGTATCCTGAATTAGCAGCTACATATGTAGAACAAGATTTTAGCAAGGAGGAATCTGCTAAATCTGAATTTGATAAGGCTACATCAGACAGGACATATTTCTCGTTTTTAGGAAACTTTGGAGAGGTTTTTGGCCTAACCGAATTTTTTGATATTAGAAATTTGAGTTTGCTCATTCCTGCCTTTTGTTTTTCAGCTCCAGTTAGTTTAGGTGCTACCGTAGCCGCATACGTGTGCAAAGTATATCATGATAAAGCTAATTGGAGAAGAAAGTTGGACTCTTATTACAAGTGGTGCACTTCAGATGGTAAGTATATAGTTGGATCTAGTGCTGTTGGATGCCTCGTAGCTGCTGCTGTCATGAGATATTTTTGGCAAAGTGTGCGCGACAAGTACAAACCACAATCTTTGTTGGATCCGAAAACCGTAGATGAAATGAATAATCATTCAACAATTGTCCAGAAACCAAATTACATTGTACCTAAGCCCTGCCTTATTAAGGTCGGAGCTCCAGACACAATGGTTAGTGAAGAACTTGTAAATAAAGTTGAAAATAATTTAGTTATTTTGAAGACACAGGAAAAGACGACGAATGCACTTTTTATTTGTTCTAACATTTTTATGTTTCCACACCATTTTGTCAAGGTGATCGAAGCACGTGATGGCAAATTAGAGATTTTGTCACATCCTATGACTTTATCTCAAGGTGGAGTTACAAATCATTCGCAAAGGTTTACATACAGCACCAAGGCATGGGTTAGATTACCTGACACAGATCTTTGTTTGTATTACATGACCAATTGTAAGCCAAGAAAATTGCTGCTGTCCCACTTTCCTGAAGAGTTTATTAACACTAATTTGACAGGGAAAATGATTTTGCGATCTCCTAGTGCTATCCTTTCTTATCATACTGCAAAACTTTATCATGGTAGCACGAGCACTGGTTTGGATTGTATGATTCGTGGC